AGATCTCAGAATATTTTTAATGTTATTCTGATCATCTCTTCCAAACCCTTCTTGAGAACTCTCATCAACATAGTTCCTCCATTGTTTTTTCTGTTTCTGAGATTGTTTCCTTTCTATCTCATCCATTGTGTAATTACTCATTGCTCTCCTCTTTCCAAAGTTTTATTTTATTTGTAATAAGATCATACTCATCTCTTCGTAGTATTCTTGCCATCCTTGCATTCATGATGGCATCCTCTTCAGTCAGACCAGCGTGTAAATACTTATTAACTACCGTCTGCCAGAGGTCTTCACCTTTCTTCTCTGCATCCCTCAGAATGTTCTCTGAACTTACCTTTCCAATCTTCGGACAACCTTTGTAGTTATCTACTACATCTCCCATCAATGCTTGCTTATAGAAATTGAAGTCTGCTTCATCTTCTTCTATACGGAAAATCTTCTTTAGGTTTAGATCCCAATGTAATCCAGGAATCGTTAGGAGATCTTTGTCTTCACTTACAATTACATAATCATTTTCATTCTCTGTAGTTCCAATGATTCCGACTACATCATCTCCTTCAAGGTTTTCAAAAAGCCGAAACGGATAAGTGTCCTTACAAAACTGAAGTGCAGGTTTAAAGCAGAGTGGTTTTCTTCCTCCTCTTCTGTTAGCTTTGTACTCAGGATTAAGTTCTTTCCTATAGTTTTTAACGTCAGAAAAACAAAGAATACTTCTGTCTGCTTCCATCTGATCAACGATTAAATCAATCTGATCATCAATGATTGTCTTCACAAGATTTAGGTTTGACCAAAGGACGTACTGATCGTTCCCCCAATTCTCTTCTTCTTCTGCAACTCGACATGCTTTATACAGAATAATATCTGCATCAATAACCGCTACTCTATCCATTCTGTTCTCCTAATAAGTGTGGGGGATGTGTGTAAGTAAATGGATCATTAAGATCATAAGCAAAGTCCTCATAATCCTTGAATCCAACATAAGTTTTAGCTCTGATAGCTAAGAAAGGAACGACATATACTTTCGGAAACTTAACTGCAAATAAATAATCAAAATCTGCTGCGGTATAGTGATAAACTCCTTTAGAATTATCTCCTGTACCTCTTGACTCACGTTTTAAGTGGACTCCTGTTTTTTTATGAGTAGTCTTGACTTGGATAGTAGCCCATTCATCACCAGCTTTAATTGCAAAGTCAACTGCAGTGCTAGGATTGTCTGGTGCATAGATGTCATATTTCCACATATGCAACAAATACCTTACAAGAGATTCACCTGCCAGACCAATCGAATGGTTGTCAGTGGGTTTCAGCCCAATTGTTCCCGACTTTATATTCTCCTGTGAGGGGTATCCGTAATCCATACTTATTCCCTGTAACCTTAATTGCTTCGGTGCAAAGCTTTCCGATCCTGTCTGCATACTCCTCTTTTACTGTGAGTTGAATTTCATCATGAACGAAAGCTACCTGAGAGTAGTCTTCTCCACATTTAAAACCATTTTCTTCTAACAATTTATGAGTCTCAATAACCCATCTCTTGCATATTATTGCTCCTGCAGATTGCAGAAGAGTATTAAGTGCTGAATGTTTTGAGCGTACTGGTACTCTTCTACCATCCAACCCTTTGAGTGCGCCAAACTCTTGAGCTTTAGTCTGTACTCCCTTCCTGAGTTGCTTTAATGCTGGAAGCTCAGAAAGAAATCTCTTCTTTAAAAGCTTTCCTTCGGTGCTACCTTTACCCACGATCTCACCAATTTTCTGATTTCCTGCACCATACAGAAAACCGTATATGAATGTTTTGGCCTGATCTCTCGTAGATAGACCTGCGGCTTCCTGATTAACAGTATGTATATCCTCCTCCAGAAGTTTTTTCCCATACTCGCCATCATCATAAAGAGATAAATAATGCGATAAGCAACGCAGCTCAAGGCCAGAGACATCAACCCCCAATAGTTTTTCTCCTCTATCCGCAGTAAATAAAGTCCTGCAAGCCTCCCCATAGGGTGCGTTAAGATTTGGAACTTGAGCGAGGTTTGGGTTTGCGTGAGAACATCTTGAAGTCGCTGCTCCCATCGTGTTGATTCTGCCATGTAGTCTCCCTGCTTTTACAAGTTTTAACCAAGCATGATCTCCTTCTGCAAGTTGACCAATGCGTTTGTTTAACATAAGAAACTCAGTCATCTTCTGAGCTTCTGGATAATCTAACTTGGAGAGAATAGTCTCATCAATTTTAACTTCGCCTGTTGGTGTGAACTCTTTCGGTTTCCAACCTCGTAATTCTTTGAGTCTTTTGGCAATGTGTTGTCGTGAATTAGGATTAAACTCAATAATTTTAACTTTAGAATAGAGTTCATTACGTCTAGTTCCCTCGTTAATAATCCATGAACCAAATATTTCTTTAAGTTCTTCTTCAAGTTGATCCCTCTTTCCTGCAAGCTCTGTATATAATTCAACAGCTTTTGCTTCATCAAAATTAATTCCATAATACTCCTGCTTATTACAAATGTTTGCGATCTGATGCTCCAACCACACGGAATTCGGATCTGGTAAACGCCTCCTAAAATTTTCCCATAAAATATCCGTTAGCTCGACATCTTGAATACAATACTTAATCATCTCTGGAGTTAGTTTCTCAAATGCACCTTCAGAAGATCCATAATCTCCTTTTAATGTTTCAAGTCTGAATCCCCAAGCTTTGAGAGAATGAGATCCAAAATACTTTGGCTTAAGTCTCTTAACTTTAGAGTCCTCTGTTCTCAAGTCTGGATGGATCAATCGGCTCAGAATCAAAGTGTCAGTAACTTGTTCAAGCGGAACTTCAAAACCATACAGACGTTTCAAAACTTCTAAGTCGAATCCTAGTACATTGTGTCCAACGATCTGAGAATTTTGAGCTACATCAAGAGCCTTTTTAATCTGCTCCTCCGTAGTAGCTACTGTTGTCAGACCGTTAGACTTATACACAAGACAATGAACCTTTGTGACTGTATCTAAAAGACCATCTGTTTCTATGTCTAGTATTATCTCTTCCATTAGAAATCCTCCTTTTTATTCTCTTTCTCAAATCCATACTCAGAAGCAGTTTCTGCAGATAATGTTTCCTGCATACGTCCTGTCTCCTTAGAATAGTAGAGAGTGTCTGCTACTCCTGTTTCTCCTGTCCAACGATTCTTCAGGACTCGTACTGTAGTTACATCAGGATTCTCCTCATCCTGTTGGTTTCTTTCACAACCAATTACTATGTCTGACAACTGAGCAATACCATGTGAACCTCTGAGTTGATTCAGAGATGTACGCACTCCTTCTTCATGACCTTTATCACCTGAAGGTCTTCGTAAATGACTAACTAAAATCAAAGAACATTGAAGCTCTTCCACAAGGCTTCTGAGCTTAGTCATTACAAAGTCTAGCAGTCTACGTTCATCACCACCTTCCAAGCCAGATAGAACAATGGTGATGTGATCAAGGATAATGAAATCACATCCCACTCCCTTAACCAAGTAACGAATCTTGTTAAAGAGATGGTTGATTTCCATACTCCCCCAATGATCATAGAGAAACAAATTACCAGTTCCCAATACGTTATCGAATCCATCTTTCAACTCCTCCATTGTGTAATCTACATTCTGAAGATGTATAGGTTTGTTAAGGTATAAACCTATAAATCCTAGTGCAGTACGTTTAGTGTTTTCCTCAAGTGCAAGATAACCTACCTTCTGATCTTGAAGAATTAAGGAATAAGCTATTTCCCTACAGATCTGTGATTTTCCTATTCCTGATCCTGCAGTAATCGTAACGATCTCACCCTTCCGAATGCCTTGAGTCATATTATTAAGACCATTAAACGGATAAGGCATACTCTCAGCTTTCTGAGATGTACTAACTAATTCCCAAGTGTCTCTACCATCTATGATTCCATCCGGTCTATAACTCTTAGCGTTCCAGATCTGGTTTATTATTTCTGCACCTCTTCCTGCCTGTATCATTTCATTTGGATCTTTCAGAGGCAGAGTAGCAATCTTCACTTTTCCTGGACTAAACAACTGAACACAGTCATCAACTGCTTTCTGCCCTGCATCATCCTGATCGAACATTAAGATGACT